GAGAAGTCTGCAAAGAGGTCACTCAAGATAGATTATGTTCCTCACGGAATTGACACAGATTTGTTCTGCAATTATGGAGACAAGGAATCCTTTAAGGAAATGCTTGGTTTCAGCAGCAGCTCATTTCTTGTTGGAATGGTAGGAATGAACTCTGGATATCCTAGCAGGAAGAGTTTTCCTGAGGCATTTGAAGCAGTTGCGAGACTCCAGAAGAATCACAAGGATATTGGTTTCTATGTTCACAGCGACCCTGTTGGATTGGCAAAGGGAATAGACCTCTTCAAGCTAGGAAGAGAATATCAGCTGTTCAATACAAGATTTGCAAATACGAATCTTCTGTATACTGGTGTTTACACCGAAGAGTGGATTGTGAAGATGTACAATGCATTTGATGTTTTGCTGTGTCCATCGAAGGGTGAAGGATTTGGTTTGCCAATTATAGAAGCCCAATCTTGTGGAGTTCCTGTAATTGTGAACAATTTCAGCTCAATGCCAGAGCTGCTAGGTGAAGGATGGCTTTGCAGAGTGGCGGCAAAAGAGTTCGTGAGGCATGTTGGCTATCAGGCAATTCCTAGTGTGAAGTCTATTGCTTCTTGCTTGGAGGCAGCTTACAGAAGAGGAAAGGATTTGCCTTCGCAGAAAGCAAGGCAATTTGTTGTTGACAACTATAATATCAATTATGTATTCGATACATATTTTATTCCACATTTGAAGAGATTGGAAGAGGCAATCAACAAAAAGAGAGTGGAAGAGATAGTCCGCAAAAGGAGGTGAAGAGTGGGACAGATTCACGGAAAGAATGTTTATCTGAGACTTAGTGGCTCCGTAATAGATTCTGATGGAAACAATGCCACAATGGATATCAGCGTAGACACTGCTGAGGTTACTAGCTACGGTGATGGATATAAAGAATATCTAGAAGGAGCTGCCGAATGGTCAATGACTGTAGAGTTTTTCTATGATGGTACGGATAAGCATGCACCAGATGTTGCGTTTGACATGATTGGCAGCGGGAAGAAGGCTCTGTCTTTTTGTCCAGAGGATAATGCGAAAGCTGCTAGTGTCAGATACTATGGAAGCGTAGATGTGACGAGAAAGAGTGCAGTAGCTCCTGTTGGTGGTGCAGTTACAATGTCTCTTACTCTTCAAGGAGTTGGGACTCTCAACAAGGGAACTGTTGTGCTAATAGATGACTGCGAAGCTCAATGGGATGAGACAGGTGGTGATGGTATTGGCACTGGAGTTACCAACGATGTGGATGCCACTGATTTCAAGAGGGGAAGCAACAGTATAAAGATAGAGGCAACAGATTTGCATGATGCTGGAAACTATCTGGCAATGGCGACAGTTGCTTCAAGGGATTTGACTACTTGTCATTACGTCACTTTCTGGGCGAAATGCTCTGAAACTACTTCTGCTGCGGATTTGAAGCTGCACTTGAGCAAGACGGCGAATCTAGCAGGTATTACTGAGTCGCTTGACTTTCCAGTGCTTACTGCTGGTGTGTGGAGAGAAGTGAACATAGCTTTGGTAGACCCGTCTGATTGTGGGGATATCGATTCGATAGGGATAGAAGATGATGTCGATTTGGGAGAGTTTACTCTTCGAATAGATGATATACGAGGCACGTAACAAGGAGGTAAAGATGTGGGACAAATTCACGGAAAGAATGCAGACCTGAAGCTGTCCGGAAGTGCTCTGGAAGCTGATGGAAACAACGTAACTCTTGACATTAGTGTGGACACTGCGGAAGTCACAGCATTTGGAGATACGTATAAGGATTATTTGGAAGGTGTTGCAGAATGGTCTATAACTGCGGAGTTCTTCTTTGACGGAGCAAATGCCAAAGCTGCTGATGTTGCATTTGATATGATTGGCAGTGGGAAGAAAGCAGTTATATTCTATCCTGGCGGAAGCAGTGCTACTAACATTTACTATTCTGGTAGCGCAATTGTGACCAGGAAGAACATTACTGCACCAGTTGGTGGAGCTGTGACTGTTTCATTAACTCTTCAGGGCTCGGGAACACTGGCGAAAACAGGCTCTTCGTAATAGGAAATAGGAGGATTACATAATGAATGGAAATACTAAATCTGTAAGTGCTTTACGGAAGAAGACCCAGACGATGGACTTTGGGGATTTATATCCTGGCTGGGAAGCTGTTGTCTGGGTCAATCCTCCCTTGAAGTACATTGAGATGCTTCAGTCGGGTGTTGCAGCAAATGTGTATTCTTCAATTAATGATTTGGTTACTGACTGGAATTTCCGAGATGAGAAGGACAATGAGCTGAAGAAAGATGTGAAGAATATCAGGGAACATTTGCCTATCGATTTGATTTATGCTTTGATAGACAAGATTACCAGTGCTATAACATCCCCAAAAGCGAAGAGACCAGCAGATTAGTCAGAGCTCTTGTAATGAAGGAGGGATACCCATTTATGTATCTCATCCTTCAACTGTGTGAGATGTTTCATTGTTTGCCTTCTCAGTTGATGAAAGAAGATGCTAGTGTATTGTATCGTCTTTACTACTTGAAGATAGCAGAGCAGCAATACTACGAAGGGAAGAGTAAGAAGTAATGGCAAAGGTAAGTAGAGAAGTCGAAGTCCAAATAAATGCCAAAGACAGAGCTTCTTCTGTGTTTGAGAATTTCAGGAAGAGGGCGGGGGTTGCTATAACTGCTGTCGGAGCAGGTATAACTGCCGCTCTTGGTCTATCCCTCAAGACATTTGCTGAATTTGAAGATACGATGAGAAGGGTTCAAGCTGTTAGCGGAGCAAATGTTGAGGAATTTGAAAGATTAACCGCTACGGCCAAAGAAATGGGAGCAACTACCAGATACACAGCTTCGGAAGCTGCGGATGCTTTGACCTATTTAGCGATGGCTGGTCTGGATGTGGACCAGATGATTGGTGCACTTCCTCAGGTGCTGGCTCTTGCATCTGCTGGTGCAATGGATTTGGGAACTGCTGCAGACTTGGCTACCGATATTATGACTGGATATGGTAAAACTGTAGAGGATTTGCCTCATATTATGGATGTGCTAACTGCCACATTTACTTCATCCAATACTAACTTACAACAGCTGGGTGAAGGATTTAAGTTTATTGGTCCATTGGCTGAAATGGTTGGCTGGGAGATAGAGGAGGTTGCTGCTGCTATGGGAATTCTTGCGTCTGCAGGTTTCAAAGGCTCGATGGGAGGAACTGCTCTTCGCACGATAATGATGAAGCTGCTTCGTATTGCTCCTCCAACTGCCCAGAATTTGGAGAACATAGCTCTTATGGAAGAGGAGTTTGGTGAAGAGGTTGCGGTAACCTCAGATGAACTGTTGAGTGCTAAAGAAATTATGAAGAAATATGATATTCAGGTTCTGGATAGCAATAATAATCTTATAGGATTTGCAGAGGTTCTTGATGCGTTTACTGCTGCTGGAGTTAGCCAAGCAGAAATGGTGAAACTGTTTGGAGCCAGGGCTGGCCAGGTAAATGTTCTGATTGAAAATGGGGCTGATGCGCTAAGGGAATATACCGAAGAAGTAAGGGATTCCGATGGAGCAACAATGGCGATATCTGAGACGATGGAATCTTCCTTTGCTGGTTCAATGAGAGAGTTGAAATCAGTTACAGAGGCATTGAGGATTGAGATTGGAAGCAAGCTGGCT